AGGGCGTCCAGCATCACGTTCTTCGCGTTGTTCGTCAGCAGGTTCGCCACGTTCGTTCCTCCGTCAGTTGTGGGACTACATCCCGGCGTTCAGTGCCTGGGCCATGCTGTCCGCCAGGGTCACCCGCCGTTCGGATGCCTGGACGGACATCGCTTCCACTTCGTCCTGGGTGTAGCCCATTTCGGACCACAGGACTTCCTGGGGCACCCCCAGGTCGGACTTCACCTTCAGCCCTTCCAGGTGGTCCTTTTCCGACTTCGGCGCGGGGTCCGGCCAGTCGGGCTGCAGCAGGGCCGTCGTGCCTTCGATGGACAGGGCCAGGGCCATCACTTCGGACCAGGCGGCCCCGAAGGCTCGCATCCGGTCCCGGACCTTCGACACGAACCGCTGTTCGGCGGTTTTCATGGCCTCCCCGGACGGGAAGTCGCCCGTGGTCAGCATCAGGTAGTGGAACGGCGTGGCGCTCACACGGGCCACTTCGGATCGGAACCCGTCCTGGACCCGCAGGAACTGGGACAGGTCGGCCTGGCCGAACTCCCCGAACCTGGCGTCCGTGGCGGGCGTGGACCACAGCCTGGACACGTCCGGCTTCCAGTCCTTCGTCGGTTCCCCGTTTTCGTCCAGGGGGACTTCGATCCCCGTGGCCCACCGCTGGGGCAGGGCCACGTATTCCATCGCCACCATCATGTCGGCCACGGACTTGTTCAGGGCGTCCTGTAGGGGGACAACATCCCGCAGTTCGGACGTGCCGTACTGGCCCACGGCGGCGTTGTTCGGGAACGGCACCATCGGGACCCGTTCCAGGTTGTGCGCCAGGGGCCAGGCTTCGCCCTTCACGGGGTAGGGCTGCAGGCTGGTGGACTTCAGGTCCAGGGTGTCCAGGTTCGGCCTGGACACGTACTTCAGGACGGCCTGGGGGGTGTAGACGTTCACCCGGTAGCGGCCCCCGGTGCCGTCCGCCTTCGTGTCCACCCGCCACACCTTCACGGCCAGGGCGACCTTGCCTGGGTCCTCCGGGTCGTACTCCACCATCACCTGGTCGGCCCGCTGGGGCCACAGGGCGGCCTTCCCGTCGGCCCCCTGCCACACCAGCACGTAGGCGTCACCTTCGCGCAGGGCTTCCTGGTGGACTTCCCCGGCTCGCAGGTCCATCCGGTTCCTGGCCCACACGGCTTCGGCCTGTTCGTCCAGGGCGTCGTCCGACTGGCCTTCGCTCGCCTGGATGCCCCAGTCGGTCACCTGCAGTTTGTCGGCCACGGCGTCCACGACGGCGGGGCACAGGTTGTCAGCGAACGCGGCGAACAACTGGCCGAACGTGGATCGGTACTTGTCCGTGGCGAACGCCAGGCGGTGGTCGCCCCCGTAGTAGTCGCGGTACAGGCGGTACTTGTCCTGGGACGCGATCAGGCGGGCCAGGGCACGATCCGCCAGGGCGGCTTCCTGGTCGGTCAGCCCTTCCAGTGCCATCGGTCAGCCCTTCGGCTTCGGCTTCGGCGCGGGCCTGGTGGCCTTGCCTGCTGCCTGGCGGTTTTCCTTCAGCCGCATATCCCGCGGCGTCCCCTTCGACGGCTTGCCCATCGTGTCGCAGTCCTCCGTGGTCGCCCGGCCCTTCGCCGGACATCGTAGCGGGTCAGGTGGTCCGCATCACCCTGTTCGTCCCCAGCATCGTGTGGGTGGCCGCCCACACCAGGGCGTCCAGGCGGTCGGGGCTGTCCTGGGTTTCCCCAGGCACCCAGGTGCAGCACTGATCTTCCAGGGTTTCCAGGGTGCCGACGTGGTGGACCCGGCCCTGTTCGTACAGGGCGGCCACGGGTTCGGCCCTGGTGCGCTTCCCCCTGGATGCGTGGACCAGGACCACCTTCCGCCTGGGGTCCACGGCTCGCAGGGCCATCCGCACCAGGTCGCCCCCGTTGTTCGCTTCGGCCACGATCAGGTCGGCGTCCACCAGGTCGGCCAGGTCGCACGCCTTCCGCGCCCAGGCGTCGGGGCTGTAGACGCCCGACACGTCGCCCAGGACGTAGCCCTGGCGCGTCTGCCAGGGCGCGGCGGTGGCCCCGAAGGCGATGATCCCCGTTTCGTCGCTGCCTTCGCTGGCGGACACGGCGGGGTCCACGGCCACGACCACCTGGCCCAGTGCTGGCAGGTCGCCCACCAGGCGGTGGCGGTCGAACGTCGCCCTGGCCCACAGGGCACCAGGGGCTTCGTCCAGGATGTCGGCTTCCAGTTCCTGGCGGCCCAGGGCGGTGCCCCCGTAGGCTGCCTGGATGTCCTGGATGAACGCTGGGGCCAGGTTCGCCTGGTTGTCGAACGTGGACCCCCTGGTGACCAGGGACCTGGGGTCGGCCACCAGGCGGCGCACCAGGGCCTTCGGCTTCGGGGTCATGGTCACGATGGCCTGGGGCGAGTCGCCCAGGCGCAGGCCCAGCATCGCCATGTCCCAGGCCAGGGGGTTCGGCCAGGCGGCCACTTCGTCGCCCCACAACTTATGGCACTGGGGTCCCCGCAGGGCGTCGGGTTCCTGGGCGCTGAACGTGTGGGCCACGGCCCCGTTCGGCCACACCAGGCGGGACCTGGACGGCTGGTACTGGGGGCGTTCCCACTTCGGGGTGATCGCCAGGATGCCGGACACGCCTTCCACCATCACGTCCCGCACGTCGGCGGGCGTCCGCCCGATCAGGTGGATGATCGGATAGTCCCGCGCCCAGGCACGGATCGCTTCGGCCCCCGTCCTGGTTTTCCCCCAGCCGCGCCCGGCCAGGATCACCCAGGTGCGCCAGTCCCCTGGGGGCAACTGCTGTTCGGGTCGGCCCCACCACCACCAGTCGGCGTCCAGGACCTGCAGTTCACCCGGCGTCAGGCTTTCCAGGATCGCCTGGCGGGCTTCCTTCGGCAGCGTAGCGATCCAGGATGCTTTCGACCTTCCGGCGGATGTCCGCCAGTTCGATAGGTCCACCATCGGGGCCGCTCACTTCCTGGGTGATCGTGGGGGGCTTCCAGTCCGTCCGGCGGCGGTGCTGCAGCCAGGTGATGGACGCTTTCCAGTCGCGGCCCACGGCCTGGGTCACCAGGGCGTCGGCCACCTTCGCTTCGGCCATCGCTTCCGCAATGTCGCAGGCCATCGCCATGTCGGGGTCCTCCGTCACCCACTCCCACAGGGTGGAACGGTGCATCCCTGCCAGGGCGGCGGCGGCGGACCTGGTGTGGCCGCTTTCCAGGGCCTTCAGGACCACGGCGCGGCGGGCCTTCGTCCGAACGGACTTCCGGCCCCCCATGCCAGCCCTGGGGCGGTAGTTCTCCCTGGGTGGTCGCCCAGGTCCAGGTCGTGCCATGTCCCCGATCCTACGCCTGGCGGGGAAGTGTGGGCGGATACCAGGCCCGTTCCATCCCCGCCACGTCGCACACGAACACGGTGACGCCTGGGCCTTCGTCCAGGTCGCACCACGCCTTCCCGGCTTCCAGGGACACCACCAGGCTGTCGTCCGCCAGGATCGGCCCAGGACCCACGCTGATGGCGTCCAGGACGGCCCTGGCGAGCCTGTCCACGTCGGGCCTGGTGGTCATGTAGGCCGGGGCCTGGGGCTTCAGGGTGCGGGCGTTCCTGCCGGTGCCGTAGTGGGACTTCGGCCTGGGGAACCGGAACCCCAGGGCGACGGCCACCGGCCCCTGGTACGGCTCGCCCTGGCCGCGCATGGCGTCCTGGGCCACCAGGGCCACCTGGTCGCGCCAGGGCTTCAGGCCAGGGCTGCCGTGGAACGACCAGGTGCGCCCGCCCTTCGTGACGGATCGGACGTGGCCCTGGGGGATCGGCAGGCCGGACACCCGGAACAGGCAGGCCAGGCCGGTCACAGGTGGTCCACCCGATCCACGTACACCGGCATCGGGTCCAGCACGAACGCGCCCAGGACGTTGTACGACAGGTATTCGTCGGCTTCCTGGTAGGTCATGCCGTCCCGGTCCATCAGGACCTGGCGCATGGCGGACAGGTCGTACACGACCCTGGGGGCGCTTTCCAGGTCGGCCAGGCCGATGATGCAGTCGTCCCAGCCGTCCGCCACCAGGGCGGACATCCCGCGGGCTTCCAGGTAGTCGTTCACGATGGCCCGGCGTTCCTTGCCAGGCATGGCCCCCAGGTCCAGGGGGGACGGTTTCGGCTTCGGCATCCTGGTGATCCTCCGTGCTGGCGCTGGAACGTGAAGGGGGCCGCCCCCGTGCCGGACGGCCCCCTGGAAGGTCCTGGGTGGCGGTCAGGACCGGGTGATGTCCACTTCCACCAGGCCGCCGGGATCGGCCAGGCCGGTGCCGCCGACGTGCAGGCTTTCCCAGTCCAGGGCATCGCCCTGGGCCACCACCAGGTTCGCCCCGGTGCCGGACAGGGTGATGTCCGTGCCGTCGTTCGCGGGGGCGTTGACGCCCGCCGTGAACGCCTTACTGGCGACCACGGTGGTGCCCGCGCCAGCCTGGCCCCGGTTGTAGACGTTCGCGGTGCGGCTGTTCGTGTCCGCGCCCGTCAGGACGGACGTGGGGATGTACCGCACGCCCGTGACGGTGCCCGCGAACGGGGCGATGCCGATGGGGCTGGTCAGGTCGGACGCGGCGATCACAGCCGCCACCGGGACCCTGATCGTGGTGACCAGGGGGGCTTTCATGGACATGGTGCTGAACCCTCCGTGTGCTGTTGTGCCCTACGGGGCGGATGCTACGCCACCAGGTGCATACCTGGCGGCCACTTCCGGGATCGTCCAGGGGCTGTCCAGGGCGTCCAGGGGGACGAAAAACGCGGGGCGTCGGCCACCTGGATCGTCCAGGTAGTCGCGGCGCTTCGCCAGGCGAGCCTGGGCGATCCAGCCGACCAGGCGGAACGGCCCAGGGGGCCGCCCCATCATCAGGACCACCGGAACGTCGTCCCGGTCGTTTTCGTGGACTGGCAGGAACGGGTGTCCGGCGCTGGTGCGGACCTGGTAGCGGCCCACGTCCGGCTTACTGAACCCCAGGGGATCGCACCTGAACGGCAGGCCGATGATCCTGGCGAACGCCATTTCCCCGTAGTAGCCCTTCCTGGTGCTGTCCAGGGACCGGACGCCCTGGCGATCCTGGCGGCCCTGGCCCCTGGCGTGGATGCGCTGGGCGCAGGCTTCGGCGTCCGCCAGGTCCTTCCCCCGCAGGGTGATCACCAGGGGGTCGAACGTGGCGGCCTGGGGCGCGTCAGGCCGGTACACGGGCTGGTGGTCGCAGGACGCGGGGTACCTGGGCGACCCATCGTTGTACCTGCCGACCGGGGCGTGCCCGCAGGTGTAGCAGCAGCGGGCCGGATCGTCCGCCCGCCAGGGGTTCCTGTCGCCCCACAGGCTGGCCTGGGCGGTCACGACTGGGCCTGGGCCTGGGCCGTTTCGCCAGGTTCGGCCACCCGCACCACGGCCTTCGGCATGGACCCGCCCAGGGGCGTGCCCTTCGGGCGGTGCTTGCCCCCGGTGTTCGCCAGGTGCTGGGCCTGGTCACGGTCGGCCACCAGGACGCGCCAGGCGGCCCCGCACCGGGCTTCCCGG